CGGATATAAATCCAGTGAGTCGAGTTTAGCAAGTGCTCAGAAAACCAGTTCATAAGGTCGCCCTCGGTACTCATCGATTATACACATAAAAAACCCCCCTTGAGGGGGTTTGGGGGACAGTTCGAAGATCGTCTAGACGCTCTGTAACTGTCTCTTGATTTGCTTGCCTACGTGGTCGCGGGTGTGATATGGTATGGTGACCAGTTTGATGGCATTTTCATGTTTGAAAATGTGGTGCTTGCTACCATGACGGGCAAGCACCCAACCCAACGACCTAGCAAATTTGGTAAGTTGCTTACTGGTCATAACTCAACCATCATCTCAACCATTTCATCATGGTTGATAGTAGGATCATCCCACTTAACCCCGTCGCCAGTGATGGGCATTCCACCGTTCGTCATGCATCTGATGAACTTGACGTATGGGGTCTCGTCTTCGGGACAAAACTTGACGCATGCCTTAGCGGTGTTGTACAAAAACTCGTCGTTGCCAATCCAAAGAGAAGCGTTCCAAGTTTCGTAGTTTTCCCAACCGTTCATGGAGTCTTGTCGTGTGTACCCCTGTATTATACACGCAAAAAACCCCCTTGTGGGGTGCTAGGGGACAGTTCGCAAAGTGCACACTCTTTCATGCCATGGGTCTGCCCGGGGGGTATAATAGGAGGGTAGTCAAGAGAAATTCCTCATGGATTTTTCAAACGTCTCCCGCTCCGACCTCCAGCGAGCAGACGCACGTGGCGAGATCAAGTACACCGTGCTTCCCGCCTCGAAACCCCGCCGGTCAGACCTCATTATGAGCATGACCAAAGGACTCAGGACCAACACGAACAGACAAGGCAGAGAGCATCCCCATGCGACCCGCCTGACCTGAGCACCCCTCGCCCTCTGCCCCTCCATGGTAGAGGGTTTTTCTGTATTTTTTATTAATTATTAAGAGTTATAACAGTTGAGCAGTGCGCCGTGCGTGTTACGATATATAACGATTCGCGATACGATAAGTAAAAACGCTCACTACCCTAACCTACAACGAACCAAAAGCGCGAGAGAAATATATTGAAATAAAAAAAATTGCCAGGGCCGAGAATCATATATAAGATCAGTTGGAATCTTACTATGTTTGATGAGTTGGAGATTGAATATAATGAAAAGACCGACGAGTATTATATAAGATTAAGCGAAGAAATGTTGGAAGATCTTTTTTGGGAAGAAGGAGATATGTTAGAATGGCAGATAAAGAATGATGGATTAGTTATTCATAAACTGTAAAAAAATTTTCGTAGGAAAAAATGATTAAGAGTCCTGAAATAAACTTCCACGTATACCATAACAATAATGTATTATATTGTAATCTTAATTACGAAGAACTAGAGAAAAAAATCGCGAAGAAAAAAATACGCCCAGACCTCCATGAAATATTAGTAGTAACATCCCTACCAACAGATGAAGATCATAGTTGTTGACGGTTAATATATAATGGGTTAAAATGTATTGATTAGAGCATTTATTTTATGGCTAAAGGATTTACAGTTAAAGCGAAATCTCCTGTTAAGAAAAAAGAGGAACAGTGGGATATCCCAGCTATTAAAGAAAGGATGAGAGGTAAGAGTATCATCTTCTGTTTACCAGGAAGGGGATGTTCTTATATTTTCTTGAAGAATTTTGTACAACTCTGTTTTGATATGGTTCAGAACGGGATGAGTATTCAAATCAGTCAAGATTATTCATCAATGGTAAACTTTGCCAGGTGTAAAGTACTTGGTGCAAATGTACTAAGAGGGCCAAAACAAATTCCATGGGATGGAAAACTAGAATATGATTATCAACTATGGATTGATAGTGATATTATTTTCAATCCAAATAAGTTTTGGGAATTATGCGATCTTGCTGTCCCAGCAGAAGGTGAGGAAAAAGAGATCACTGCCGGATGGTATGCAACAGAAGATGGGCATACTACCTCAGTTGCTCACTGGTTAGAGGAAGACGACTTCCGCAAGAACGGTGGAGTAATGAATCACGAGACTGTAGAGTCAATGGACAAACGTCGCAAACCATTTACTGTCGATTACACAGGGTTTGGATGGGTATTAATTAAGAAACGTGTTTTCGAAAGTCTTGAATATCCATGGTTTGCTCCTAAGATGCAAGTCTTTGAATCTGGTAAAGTACAAGACATGTGTGGCGAGGACGTTTCATTCTGTCTAGATGCGAAGGAGGAAGGATTTGAAATCTGGTGCGACCCTCGTATACGTGTAGGACATGAAAAAACAAGAATCATCTGACGAACCACAGTATCAAATTAAAGTTCGTGGTGAAATAGTATTTCTTACGAATGACATGGGAGAGGCCGCAACTAAACTTGCGGACCTAGCTCAAGATTACTATGAGAATGGGACACCAAGTCCTGATGAAGTATCAATGGAAGAACTATGAAATTAAAGCAAAGTCTGACGGGTCTTTCTTATGTGGAAACGACACCGAAAAAAACTCGTCAAGGCAATGGGAAGCATACAAAATATGCTTCTTCGGCACGGAACTCGGCTCGAAAAAGGTATCGGGGACAAGGAAAAAGATAAAAATAAAGAGAACTGGTAGGAATAGTGTATAAATAGAAAAAAAATATGTTGAAATTACGTGCCTCTCACTATTTCTCGGTCCTTTAAAGATATTTCTACCAGTTTTACACGCCATCCTATAACAGGAGACCTTAGTGTAATTAAAAATGAGACTGCAGTTAGTAGATCTGTACGAAATATAGTATCAACTCAATTTGGTGAACGGCCATTTGAACCAACATTTGGATCAGATGTTGCCGGAATGCTTTTTGAAAACGTTGGTCCTGCTGCAGCAAGTATGATGTCACAAAGAATTCGTGACACAGTAGAACAATATGAACCTAGAGTTAATGTAACCAATGTTGACGTTGCTGCCAACGTAGATAGTAATGCTTTTGATGTAACTATTGTCTATGATATTGTTGGTCTTGCTGTTGGCAGACAACATGTAACATTCGTACTGGAATCTGCTAACTAGGAATGGCATTAACTAAATTTACAAATCTGGATTTTGACCAGATTAAGACCGAAATTAAGGATTATGTAAGATCAAACAGTAATTTTACTGATTTTGATTTTGAAGGATCTAACATGTCAATGTTACTTGACATTTTAGCATACAATAGTTACATCACATCATATAATTCCAATATGGTGGCGAACGAAGTGTTCCTTGATAGCGCCACTCTTCGTGAAAATGTCATTGGATTAGCAAGAAATATAGGATATGTACCAAGATCTCATCGATCTGGGTCAACAACAGTCAATTTTACAGTAGATTTAACGTCTGTATCGAGTGTACCAAGAACTTTAACGTTAAAAAAGGGATTATTTGCTACATCTGAGAGTTTTAATAACGTAAATTTCGCTTTTTCGACGATTGAAGACTATACAGTCTCTGTAATTGACGAAATTGCTACATTTGAAGATGTAACAATCTATGAAGGCAACCTTTTAACTAAGAATTTTACTGTTTATGGGAGTGAAAAGACTCAAAGATTCATTCTTGAGAACCCATACATCGATACAAGGTCAATAAGCGTCACAGTTAAACCATATTCTGAGTCTCAAGTAGGAGATGCGTATGAGAAAGTTGAGACTCTCCTAAGTTTGGACGCCACTCGAAAGATTTATATGGTTAATGAGATAGAAGATGAACGATATGAGTTGGTTTTTGGTGATGGCATCTTCGGCAGGAAGGTTGTAGAGGGTGAACAGATCGTTGTTAACTATCTTGCAGCGTCTGGCGACGATTCTACTAACATTAGTAACTTTACTTTTTCTGGTAGAGTGATTAATCCTGATACTAATGGTCCAACCAACGGTACAATATCAGGAATTTCTGTAAATGACACTGTTAGTGGACATCAGGCAATAGAATCTGTCTCTTCTGTAAGGAAATATGCACCAAAAGTGTTTTCTACACAGTATAGAGCGGTTACAGCTAGTGATTTTGAGTCTTTGATACCTACTGTTTATCCAAATGCTGAATCAGTTAGTGCATTTGGTGGTGAAGATCTCACTCCACCTCAATATGGACGTGTTTATATTAGTGTTAAACCTGAAAATGGTCGATTTCTCTCTAGAGCAATCAAAAATAACATTATTGATAAGTTGAAAAAGTATTCTGTTGCTGGAATTGTAACAGAATTGGTTGATCTTAAGTATCTTTATATTGAATTGAACACGAGTGCATATTTTAATGCAAATAAAACGAATGCTTCGACAAATTTGAAGACAAGTATCGTTTCAGCGCTTACAAATTATGCAAATTCCAATGAAATGAATAAATTTGGGTCTAGATTCAAATACAGT